TGACCATTACAGGCGATAAATAGCTGCGTTCCGTTATCGACCATGCTGACAGGGCCGGTCCCAGATACAGTTCCTTTGACGGTCACGTTCCACGATGAATCTATGCGGTATAGTTTGTCGCCGGAAACAGCGAAACCATATCCATTATAAGTCCAAAGACCTCTGATAGGCCCGCTGCCTATCGGTTGCAACAACCGCAAACCGGGAGCGCGCATGAGATATGCGGGCTCCTTACCCCCTTCCGGCACAATTTCAGGGTATAGATTCACCATACGACTGTTTGCAGCATTGATGCTGCGGGTGACATAAGATGAACCTAAGATAGGTGTTTTCATATTCTAGGCCACCGTAGCGCCATTAACGCCGATCACGGCCCACCCTTGCGTAAAATATTGTAGCGTTACGGAATCGCCAATATCGGTAAACGTGATAGTGGCGTAACCCAACGATGTCGTCGGCGTCAAAACACCTGTGTCAGCGCCGGCGGCTTCAGCCACATATACGATTGTTTTAATCTGCCCTTCAGCGCCGTTCGCCAGTGTAAGCGCGTCGCCGGTCCCGGTAGATGTAAACGCTGTCGTAAGAGCAGTAATATTGACTGCGCCCGGCCCACTTAACGACTGAATACCGCCGGCGACAATCGGGCCAGCAAAAGTCTGCGCGCCGGTAAACGACTGGGCCGCGTCCGTCCGCGCAATCGTCGCGCTAGTGGACGGAAACGTCATAGTCGTGCCGTCAGTGCCGGAAAGAGCCAGAGAATTATTGACCGTCAGCGTTTTGGCGTCCACGCCCGCTAGCGTAAGCGAATTATTGACCGTCAGCGTTTTGGCGTCCACGCCCGCCAGCGTCAATGAACTATTCGCAGTAAGTGTTTTAGCATTGGCAATTGTAAGCGTCGCCGACGTAGCCGGCGCAGTAAACGCCACCCTATTGATACTGGTTGCCGTAGCTGCGCCGAGCGTCGGCGTCACAAGTGTCGGCGACGTGGCAAAGACAGCGCTGCCCGTGCCGGTTTCATCCGTTAGAGCCGCCGCCAAATTAGCTGAACTGGGCGTTTGTAAAAAAGTAACGGCATTTGCATTTAACGCGGTGACGCCAGTGCCGCCACGATTAACCGGAAGCGTCCCAAAAGTACCGCCATCAATAGGCAACCCCGTGCAATTCGTCAGGGTTCCGGCCGATGGTGTCCCAATATTAGGGTTCGTCAGCGTAACGCCAGTAAGAAACGTCGTTTTGGTAGCCTGCTGCGTGATGTCACCTTGAACAACAGGAAGAACAGCAATGTCAGCGACGCTGGTAGCGACCGGGAGATCGGCGATCTTAATGGTAGACATTAGTAATTCCCCGCGTAGATGTTATAGCGCTGACGTGTTCCAACGATGCTGTAAGGAAGCGCCATGATGTCGTCTGGATTGTTGATTCTTTTTAGATTCCGCTTGCTGTACATTGCAATTCGCTGAACCTGCGCCGATGGCTCGACACCAAATTCTGGCGCTATTTCACAAGCCAGATTGTATCGAAACGCCCGCAGATATCCCGGCGGAAAAGATAGCGGCGTCGCCAGAGTAGCCGGAGCGCTGAGTGGCGAGACGGATATAAGGTGAAATTCAAGAGATCTCAGCGGGACGGGATACACCGTCATGGTCATGTTGGGGAAAGACATATTCACCCACATAACCTGCGGGTATGTGCTGGTGACGGTTTTAACCGCAATGCCATTATATTGCTGTTGATTGATTAACTTTAGCCCATAGGACACATTGGTCTGCGGGTCACGGAAATAGGTAGAGTCATCCACCAAAATAGGGCGACCGCCCAAAATAGTGGCAAGGATCTCTATAGAGTTCTGAGTAGTGAGCGGAACTTCGGTTTGGGTGGAAAGCACCGCATTTGTCAGCATAACGTCGCCCGTAGGGCCGATTGCCAACTCACGGACGCCAGATGGCCACGTAAACATCTGATCTTGCGTGGCAAATACAGACAGCCGCTCAGTAATCCACGAATCGATCATCTGATTCAACGCCGTCAGCGCGTCCTGCGCCGTCTCGGCTGAAGGCGTTTCGCCTTCTGCGAGGACGCCCAGCAGCCTCAGCGCTCCGTTGATCTGTTCCCCCGCTGTCGTCGTCATCTGGATCGAACCTCTCCCAGCCGTTCTCTTCGTCGTAGGCGGCTTCCAAATCCATGGTAGCAACCTTCACCCCGTGCCGGGGGTGCCGCAGGTAAATTACAGCCATTTTACACCTATGGTAAGGGCCGAGCGGCCCGTAGGCCGCTCGTAGGATTAATTTAAGTGAGAACGGGAAATTCCCATTTGCCGCCCACCGAAGTGAACAGCTTGCCCGCGCCTGTGGCGTTGGTCGTCGTGGCCAGCGAGCCCGCCGGAGCGGTCGTGGTCGTCGAGCCCGCCGTAATGGCTGTGGTCAGGAAGTAAAGACCAGCCGTCGCATTGGAGATGACCGGGCCAGTCGTCGCCGTAGACGTGAACGTGCCAGAGGCAGTCGCCGTCGTCAGAGTTGAACCGGTGATCGTGCTGCCACTGATCGTCGCACCCGTAATGGTTGTACCCGCCACGAGTTCAGGATCAGAGAAAGCGACGCCTACCGCTTTGGTGTTAGGCATTGCGACCTCCTTAGCCGATGCGATAAATCGTAAAGGCCGCGTCGCCGGTCTTACGGAAACGAAACCGGGCCGAAGCCGGGAACGTCGCCGTCTGGGCGTCCGCGACGACCGCGTTGCCGACGATGGTGTTGCCAGCGCCAGCGCCAAACGTCACGTCGTTCTGGGCCGCGTCGCCGAGATTGATGACAACAACATCGAACGCCGAGTTAACCTTCATGCTCGGGAAAGCCGCCGCAATCAACGCGCCCGTTGGGAACGTGTAAGTGCCGGCGTCCGTGCCGCCCGAGTCAACGGTGATGATGCCGTTGGCGAGATTGCCAACAGTAACCGTGACCGTCGCGCCCGTCAGCGCGCTCGGGGCGGGCTGCGGCGTGACAAGCGGCTCCGTCAGCGCGCCAGCGCCGAGCTGATAGCCACCAACGGCGTTCGGGATAAGCGGATCGGGGCCGAGAGTGTCGAGCGGATAAGCAGCGCTCTGCGTAACGGGATCATAAGCAGCCATGATTCATTGCTCCTGAATTAGAGAAAAAGACGGGGCCGAAGCCCCATCTGATTAGCCCCAAAGGCGAACCGCCATCTGCGGACGAATGACGCTGTAGCCATACAGAACGTCAATACGGCAGGGCAGTCGGTCGTTGTTGATGTCATACTGACGGACAACGCGGAGCGAGATACCATTGTGGACTTGACGCGAGGCCATGTCGACACCGTTCGGCATGAGCAAATCGGCCGTCGCAAACGCAATCGCGTCACGATGGTAGATCAGGTTCTGCGGATACTGGGTCGACGGCGAGCCGAGGAAGGTGACAGTCTTGCCGGACTGCGGCAGAGCGTCAACCGTCGCAAGAGCCTGCGAAGCCGAATACATCGCGTTGACCTTGATCGTCGCCGTGGTGGACGCCGTAACGTCCTCAAGGCAGACGAACTGGAACAGCGAGCCGGTGGACTCACGGGTCTGCGGGTTGACGGCGAAGCAGTCGGCAACCGTGAACACGTCGCCGGCCTTGACGACCGTCGAGCCGAGGCCCGTAACGACGATGCTGGTCGCGCCCTCCGACGTAACCGTAGCATTGACCGTCAGCGTGCCCGTGCGCGAGCCGGTCGTGAACTGCTTGATGGACTGCGACATATTCAGCTCGTCATAGCCGAGAATGCCTTCACCAAACATGCCGTTCTTGAACTGCTTCGAGATCGCCGAGACCGGGTTGAAGAGGCCCTTCATGCCTTCGATCAGCGCGGCGTTCGCAGCCGGGTTGACCGTCGCATAGCGGGGCGACATGACCGCAGCGTTCTCGTTGAGCTTCTGCTGAGCCTGAAGCAGAACGAGCGACGTGGCGGGCGTCGTGCCCGGCGTGCCGACCGAGTTGCCGATGTATTTGAA